CTAATGGTGAGTTCCATTCTATAGAAAATGTGTGGGAAGATAGTGCCACACTAGGATTTACTGTAGACTTTGCACTAACAAGGAGTGAAGCTGATGAAGCTGAGTGATGTGAAAACCTTTAGAGATTTATGTGCAAGTTTCTTTGTACTTGATTTCGATCCTGAGAATAAACCTAAACGAAAACGTGCTAGGACTAAGACAGGTAGATATAAGCCTGATAACCCCAAGACTAAGAAAGTAAATGAGGCATACAATGATAGTATTTAATGACTTGGCTAGAGCAGATGGCTTTGAGATAGCTATAGATGAAGCAAATAAAATACTTAGTGACTTTAACATACAACTACAATATAATTTTCTAAAAGATTATAGTAGTGAGTTTGCTTATTCTTTAACTGTAGAAAGACATGAGGAGTTTGGAGATGACAAACAGTTACACTTGCTCTAGATGTGGATGTGTACATTGGGATGAACTAGAACCTATCTCATGTATCATGTGCGATAACGATGTATTTTACGACAGCCCTGATAAGTTCTATGAAAACAAAAAGGAGAATGAAGATGGCAAAGATTAAGCAACCACAAACACTTGTTAAGTGGGGTAACAAAGATGTTACTATACTTGAGTTGTTTGAAAAATTAGATGAATTTGTTTGTGATCCTGTTAGAAGTATGCATGAGATGGATGGAGATATGTATATGTCTGACTACCAAAAATTATCTCAAGCACATTGGAGAATAGTACACACACTTCGGGAATTAAAAGGAGAAGTTGCATGATTAAAGAAGGTAAAGTATGGGGTCAGACAATCCCATTGCTGCAATCACCTGCTGTAGAGATACATCGTATCACAGTAGAACTTGGTGGGTACTGTAGTAAACATGCACATCAATCTAAGATCAATGCTTTCTATGTTATCTCAGGTGAGCTAGAGATCAAACGATGGAAAGAATATAAGTTAGTAGATAGTACATGGTTAGAAGCAGGTGATCTATCTATTGTGCCAGCAGGTGAGTACCACCAGTTCCATGCACATCAACAGACTGAAGCTCTTGAAATATACTGGACAGAGTTAAGTCATAATGATATCATTAGAGAAAATGTAGGAGGAATATAAAATGCTTTGGATTTTATTAGCGTTACTAGGTGTGATATGACATACATCATAATCCAGATGGAAGACCCAATGGATTTAGAAAATATATCTGTGATGCCAGACGAGAAGGAACTAAAGATAAAGAAGTTTCCTAGTGAAGAAGATGCAGTTAAGTTTCTGGTTAAGCATGATATGCAAGATGAACTACTATACGATGCTAAGATTGTGAGGTTACATTGAAAATATTATTTGCTGGTCTGTTTGTGCCAATTATATTACTACTGATAATATTCTATTCTTTACCTAGTAAAGCCAATGACTTAGACTGCTTAGTTGAAGCTGTCTATTATGAAGCTAGATCAGAAAATATTATATCTAAGATAGCAGTAGCTAATGTTATACTACAAAGAGTTAAAGATAAACGATATCCTTCTACGATTTGTGATGTAGTACATCAAGGTAAGAAAAGAAACGGTAGAATGATACGTAATCGATGTCAGTTTAGTTACTACTGTGATGGTAAAGAAGAAAGAATAAAAGATTATACATCTTTACTTGAAGTATTAGATGTAGCATCTTTAGTATTAGAAGGTGTGCTTCTTGAGAGAACTCAAGGAGCCACACACTATCATGCCTACTATGTTAAACCTAGATGGTCTATTAAAACAAAAAGGTTTAAAAACTTAGGTAGAGTAGGAGCGCATATCTTTTATGTTGACAAAGGTAATCAATAGGAGTATACTATGTATCATCCATTAGAGGTTAAGAAGTTGAAGGATCAATTAAATAAGGAGAATGATATACTTCATAAACATATCAAATTATTAAAGGAACTCTTAGAAGAAAGAGAAGATACTATTAAGAAATTAAGAGAAGAACTTGGTAGATCTGGTAAAACAACATGGGTAGAAGAGAATGACTAAAAACTTATGGGAACAGGAAAGAAAATCTCTATTATATTCTAAGATTAAAGAATATCAAGAGGAAGGATATGATCGTTTCGAAGCTAAGTCATTAGCTAAGAAGGAAGTTAATGAGATCATGTCAGATAAGGAAGGTTTCGTTTCTGAATTATGGGATAGCTCTTATGAAGAATGATAGATGGGAATTAGTTCTTGAAAAAGAAATGAGTAATGTTACTGTAGAAACTTATCCTAGTAAAAAGTTAGCTGAAGAGGAGAGAGAAAGTAGAAACAGATTGTGTATTGCTCTAGGATATACACCTGATGTAAAATATATTATAAGAAAGGTATGATCATGTCTAATGTTACCCCTACAATGGGTGACTGTCCTTCATGTGGTTCTAGTGATGCTAATGCTACGTATCCTGATGACGGTCATTCATGGTGTTATAGTTGTCAAACTTATATAAGCGGAGATAAATCTATGCAACAGACTAAAGTTATTCCAATGAGTAATCCTGCTACTTCTGAGTTAAAGAGTGTTGGACAGGTAGCTGATATACCTGACCGTAAGATTAAACAAGAGACTGCAAGAAAGTATAACACACAAGTGATGCAATCAGGTAACATGATTACGCATCATATTTACCAGTACTTTGATAAGGATGGTAATCATATAGCCAATAAGGTACGTGAGGTACAAGGTAAGAAATTCTGGTCTGAAGGTAATCTTGCTGGCTCTGGATTATTTGGTGAACATATCTTTGGTAGGCCGGGTAAGTACATTACTGTGTGTGAAGGTGAGATAGATGCTATGTCTGCCTATGAGATGCTTGGTTCTAAGTGGCCTGTTGTATCTATCAAGAATGGTGCAGCATCAGCACTGGAAAACTGTCGTAAATCTTTTGAGTATCTCAATCAGTTTGAGAATGTTGTACTATGTTTTGATAACGATAAGCCCGGCAAAGAAGCTGCACTAAAGGTTGCTGAGTTATTTGATCCTAACAAATGTAAGATCATAGAGTTAGATTTAAAAGATGCTAACGAATATCTTAAGACTAATCAGCGAAAGAAGTTTAGTGATGATTGGTGGAATGCTAGGACATTTACACCAGCAGGTATTGTAAACTTAGCTGACCTTGGTACATCTTTATACGATGAGAAGTATTGTGAGACAGTTCTGTACCCTTGGCAGGGACTAAACGATAAGACATATGGTATGCGTACTGGTGAGCTAGTCACGTTTACCAGTGGAGCAGGGATGGGTAAGTCTAGTATCATACGTGAGCTTATGCATCATATCATGAAAGTTAGTAAAGATAACATTGGTGTCTTAGCTATGGAGGAAAGCATTAGGAATACTGCATTCAACCTTATGAGTGTAGAAGCTGATGCTCGATTGTATATTAAAGAGATCAGGGATAAGTATACCAGAGAACAGCTTACTGATTGGCAAGATAAAACTATAGGTAGTGGTAGGTTCTTTGCCTTCGATCACTTTGGATCTATCTCTAACGATGAGATATTAGGTAGGGTTAGGTACATGGCTAGTGGACTAGGATGTAAGTGGGTGATACTAGATCACTTATCTATACTAGTGTCAGGTCAGGAGGATATGGGGGATGAACGTAAGTCTATTGACATTCTAATGACTAAGCTACGATCACTGGTTGAAGCTACAGGTATAGGATTACTACTTGTCAGTCATCTACGTAGGCCGTCAGGTGATAGGGGTCATGAGGATGGTAGAGAAGTATCCTTATCGCACCTTAGAGGGTCAGCATCTATTGCTCACCTATCTGATAGTGTCATAGCTCTGGAGCGTAACCAACAAGCTGACGATGAGGTAGAAGCTAACACTACTGTGCTACGTATACTTAAGAATAGGTACACTGGTGACACTGGTATATGTACACACTTGCATTATGATAAAGAAACTGGTAGAATGACAGAAATTAACAACCCTTTTGAAGGAGATCAAGATGAGTAATACAATTACGATAACTTCAGAGCAAATAACTTTTGCAATTAACTGGGCTGAACTTAGAAGAGAAGTTTATAATTTAGGTGCTAATTATGTATTTGAAACAGGAGAACATTGTTTTCCCCGTGAGTCTTACTATGAATATGGGGAATGGGAGAGGGAAGAATACCCTTGGACTCCTCAAGAATATTATATTGGGTGGATTAAACAAGGTACTGACAAATGGAACTCAGGTATGAGGGAAGTCCCTTCTTTAAGTAGTATTTTAACAGAAGATCTTTATTTTGATTGTCCTAACTGTTTACAAATAGCTAAAGGTGATCGATTAGAAATAGAGGGATGTGATGTGTGTGATGAGGAAGGAGAAATGTTAAAATATACAGATGATGGTAAAGGTAAAACAAAAAATATGTGGTATGATGAAAAGAATGATTGCGGAATAGTTTAGTTAGGATAGTACTATGGTAACAGCGATAGTTGATATTGAAACTAATGGTTTAGATGATGCAACTAAAGTACATTGCATCGTAGCCTGTGAGTATGAAACAGGTAAAGAAAAAATATGGGTACAAGATGAGTGTTCTCAGTTTGCAGCATGGTCTAAGAAGATTGATACTTTTATTATGCATAATGGTGTAAGCTTTGATGCTCCTGTCCTTAATCGTTTACTAGGCTGTGACATTAAACTATCTCAAGTAAGGGATACTTTAATTGAGTCACAGTTATACAATCCTACTAGAGATAAAGGCCACTCTCTTGCAGTATGGGGTGACAAACTTAATCTTCCCAAAGGAGATTTAAAAAACTTTAAATATTACACACCTGAGATGTTAGAATATTGTAAGCAGGATGTTGTAATTACTAGAAAGGTAGCTCAAGAACTTGAAGAAGAAGGTGCTAAGTTTTCTCATAGATCCTATGAGTTAGAAAGAAAAGTTAGAGCTATTGTAGATCAGCAAGAAAGAAATGGTTTTTCTTTTAACTTACGTGATGCCATAAGCTTTCTTGCTATACTAGAAGAGGAGCAACAAGAACTGGAGGACAAAGCCCAAGAAATATTTGAACCTACTGTAAAAGTACTAAAGACTAAAACTAATTACATACCTTTTAATATTGGTTCTCGTAAACAAATAGCTGATAGATTAATGGTGAGAGGTTGGCAACCTACTCAACATACTGACA